TCTAGGGCATCAGCATCCTTAAATATGTTGACTAAAGTAGCTATTCTCGATTCGGGCGGGTTTTCTAAGTCCGGCAAAGAGTGCTCACATATTATTACCATAGCCATTTCATCTGCATCCATATACTTCTTAGGTTTTAACAGTTTCAGCTTAATGGCTTTCGTAGAACTTTTAGCACCATGTCCTTCATCTACGCTATTATCTACCCTTCCAATATCATGATAAGCTGATGCTTTACGAAGGGCTACTATTTCCTGCTTAGTACATCCATGCATTATCCCTAGTGTTTCAGCTAGTATCATTACACGTTTGGAATGAGCAACACCATGTGGACCAGCGGGATCAATAAACAATTCACTACGAACATCAGGATAGTTTCTATCATTATTCATCTTTTGCCTCCTTTAACTCTAAAGCATCTAGTTGTTTCTGATAATATTCTGCTAACTCATAAGATTTACAACCATTAGAAAGCTCCTTTCCTTTGTCACAAGCTAATTCATCACCAATAACACTTCCATGCTGGCAATATTCACATAAGCTTAATTGAACAGCTAAGTCTATTTCAGCATTTTCACTTTCAGTTGATGACTTAACATTAGCTCTTATATCGGGCCGCTTTTGCACTGCTTTTGCCCCTCTATTATATAAGCTAGCTTAACACACAATTGATGAATCCGACATGCGGCTTTTTCTTTTGGTCAGCTCCACTCTACGCTTGTCACCAAGTTTTCGATTCGGCATCCTGAGTAGCACACTAACCACAAAGGGAATTCAACGAATCTCCTGAAGTGCTATTCATGACATTTGCATGCTACATCAATTGTGTGTTAAGCTAGCCCCTCGAGGAGTTTAACCTCGAGAAGAATTATAAACAGTAAGCAAGGGTTCGAACCTTGACCTGCCAGCTTTCAGGGCCAGCTATGCTCCCAGTTACAACACTTACTAATAACTACTGAATACCATAAAGGTCCAATCTATTCACTTTAGCTGATACTATCTTTGCTGTTATTCTTACTATTAAGCTAGAACCATTATCTACATATAGACTTCTTTTTTTACAATTTTCACAATTCTTCATTTTGTATAAACCCTTTCAGTTTTGTTTGCAGTAGTGCCAGAACCCCATTTTTACTTTGTTTCTTAGCTAATAGGACTGGCACTGTACTGCTTTATGCTGCTACGTACGTTATGTACGTGTGTTAAAGTTCCACATCGACCCTATTTTAGCCATGTAGCGTTGAGTACTTTACTCGTATCAACCATAATGAGGCCTTCGTCTTCAGTGGGTTCTTCAAATTGCCTAGTCATTCGGTTAATTATACTTCTATCAAGCCTTTGAAGCTTATTGTTCCTTACATGGCATTCATTGCTTGAAGTCTTAATCCAGTGACAATGTAGTGGAACCCCAAATTCCTTTGCCATATACAGCCACATCTTGCGTCTTTCTTTAGTGATATTAGTGGCATCCACTACGACATCATGACCATCTTTAAGAAGTGCCCTTACCATTATATAGGTTGTTGCCCAAATTGTAGGCTCAGCTATTGGGATAAACTGTTCACCATGAGTTGCTAGCCTAATAGTATCAGGGCAAACTATAACATGACCTTTGCTTTGTAGCTCTTTACAATAAATAGACTTACCACTTAGAGGAAGCCCTACCATAATACTAAGTCCCATCTCTGTCTCTCCTCCACTATAGACTATCCGTTACATCTACGAATTGTCCTTCAATGTTTTGATAGATTCTTTGGTTAGAGCTACCTCTGAATTTTAAGCCAATATCACGAAGCTCTTCAATGTACCTACCATCAATGATGTAGTCCATTTTACTAGCTAGTATTTCACATTGCTCAATAACATCTTTAAGCTTGAATCCTGTATATAGCGTGAAACTTACTTCCGGATTTGATAGATTGATTAGTTTGGTTAGTAGATTTAATTGATACGTTTGAAATAGAGGTTCTCCGCCTGTATATGTTACTCCTTGGATTAGTGGGTTACTATCAAGGTGCATCCTGATTATGTTAGCTAAAGACTTAGTGTCTACTTCATATCCTTTGTGCTGGTCGTGTGTTGAAGGGTTGTGGCATCCTTTGCATAAATGTGGGCATCCTTGAAAAAATATTGTAAGCCTCAACCCTGGGCCATCAACTACACTTTGTTGAACTATGTTAGCTATCCTCATTGATAGTCTCCTTTGAATCTTTAATCCTGCACTTAAGCCCTAGATTTGATACCCTTCTGTATCTGAAGCATCCTTTATCTGTTGACTCAAGCCAATCTTTCAAAGGCTTTATATGCTTCTTGTAGGGTGGGTAAAGGGCAATGTAAGCTACTTGTGCATCAATGTCACAATTCCCATCAAAGACTCCAATCACCATGTACTTATCATTATTCTTAAAGTGACTATAGACCTCAAAAGGAACTGGATTTGTTAGTGGGTTAATCATCAATTTCTTCCCTTGAGCTAGAACTTAATAGTTTTTGACCATCAAGAGTAGCAGAAAGCATACAAACTACATTATCAAGTCTATTGTTTGAGTCTCTTAAAAATGACGTAATAGCCTGGATAAACTCAACCATCACTAAGGTAGACTGTGCAGGTACCATTGTGCTTTGTTCTTTGCATGTAGGGCCATCTAGTTCAACAAATACGCTCGATACAAGGTCATCAACTAAGCCTTTTGTGCCTGATACGACATTCATGAGGTCTTTCATTGCTCCAGAAATTGTTGATCTATCATGACCCTTTTTGCATACCGTTATTTCACCTAATTTGTCATCTGCATAATCTTTCTTTTTCCTAGCTTTACTAGTTTCAATGTCCACTATACTTCCTCCTTTAGTTTCCATCCTCTGATTTCTTGTGGTACCTGCATGCATCCCAATAATGGCAACCTAAGCAACATTTACTTTTATCTTTATTAAGTCTAGGAATATTGAAGCACGTATGCTCTGGTAGTTCTTTCATAGAGGGTTGTTCATGTATACTTTTCTTATCTTCCATTAGCTTTACCCTCCTTTACTACTTTTAAGTGGCTAAGCTTTATATAGCCTTGCAACCCAGGGCCAAAATATACGTAAGCAAATCCGTTGGTTATGCTTCGTATCTCTCCCTCACTATTAATGGGTATTTTTTCATTGGTTCCATTAAAGAAATACTTGGCTTTCTTTACTTTTGCTCTTTCACACATTTTTCTTAACCTTTGCTTTCTTGTCTGTACTTCCTGAAGCTAAGAACATCCATACTTTCCTAGCAAAGCTCCATCTTGCCGCTGTACGCCTACATACTGTGCAATAGAGCGAAAGACTTTCAGATATAATCCTGTCTTTTTCAGTATCTGAAAGCAAACTATATGTCGTCTTTTCTTTTATGCGGAACCTATCTCTATCTATATTTCCACAGTGGGGACATTTTATCATCTATGCCACCTCTTCACAATAACCAATCGGCTTGGTTGAATCACTTAAGGTTTATGAGTTGGCAGGCTACGAGGGGAATTTAACCCCTCCAGCCTAAGAAGCGCTACTGTGTAGCAGTAGCATACAAAAAAAATACTTTTAAAGGAGAATGTGAATGCACTATCAAATTAATTCCTGTTTAAGCCTTTGATTCAGCAACAGCCAACGCGAATGGCAATTCTTACTACAAAAGCCTTTAAGTTCACATTTTAATCACTTCCTTCCTACACTTAATTGTTCTGAATCCGTCTAAAAGCTAGTATAGTGACCTTACAGGCCCTTACCTATGAATGTATTTAGGCAAGATTTAAGTTCAACTGTGGGAATCGTGGATGCTTACGGGGCCATATAATCTTCCATATTGATGCTTTACTCTACTTCATGACCTTTATTTAGCGGGTTCATCTGATATAGCTACTAGGCCCTCTTCTTCACCCCAGACTTGTTGTGCTGATTCTTTAAGGGCCTCAATAAAGCCGTCATCAACTTCTTCATCGATGCCCTGACCAGCCCTTAGTTTTTCAAGTTCAAGTTTCTGGGNTGNAAGNTCAAGCTTTCTTTCCTCAATNCTTTGGCGCCAATCTTTTGGCATAACATCAAAATAATGTTCAAGCTTCTCAAGGGCTTTTAGCTTGTCGACAAGCTCAACTGATATACCATCTTTACCACTACGTATTTTTGAGATAAGTTGACCATCAATCCTTGAAGAATCAACTAACTTAAGTTTTCCTTCTTCTACAGTAACGAAGTCAGTTATGTCTGAAAACGCTATCCTGATATATTGGTCAATAAAGTCAACAGCACGAATGTGGCATTCACGCCCAACTAATAATTTTAACCATGCTATATACCTGTTAACATTTTCATCCTGCCTTAGCTTCCACCCAACGATGTGCGCTGACCTCGTTGAATACCCTGCATTAATGGCAGCTATCTTGATGTTATGGTTCTTAATGTAGTGCTCACAAAATGTACGTTGCTTATCGGTTAGGTACAGAGTAACTTCATCACGAGTTAGATTTAGTAGCTCGTCCTCTGTTTCCTCAGTAAATATCTTACGATGTACAGTGGGCATAGCATTGTTCACCCCTTTATAGCCAGGCTAGATTTGCTATGCCTCATTAATTATTTAATCATTTAACAAGTAGTCTAGCCTCTCTTTTCTAAAACTTTTTTTGGTATTTATCTTTTGCTTAATCCCATCAATGTATGCCCTTGCTTTACAAGTACCGCAATTGTACTCCTGATTAATATAAAAAGATTTGTGGTGCTCTTTGCACCTATCACAAAACTTATTCATAAGTTCGCTTTCATTTATTGAGCAATATAGCTCTACTTTGAAAGTTGGTAAGTCAGCATTGCTGTCTTTCTTAATGCTAAATGTTACGCTTTCGCTAACTTCAACTTTACTAATAATATTTACTGCTATCCACTTGCAAGCCGCTAGGTAAGCTTTCTTAGACTCTTCATGTGAAAAGTTTGTTTCAAAGAATTTCTCAGTTACGTTCAACTCCTTTGGCCTCCTTATTACAAACCTCTTGATTCATCAAAATGGCAATATACAAAAGTACCAATAACCATGAGAGCAATACTTAAGATAGAAAATATTCCCCACCAGTTAGTAATATCCATAACATTATCCTTCCTTGACTATTTGCTTTCTAGCAAGAAAGTCAACTCTTTCATTGTACTTATCTCCCGAATGACCCTTGACCTTGATAAAGTTAATGCCCCTGTGCCTTAGCAATATGTTCCGCATTCTTACCCAAAGGTCTTTGTTTTTAATTTCAGACCCTTTAATTGTCTTCCAACCATTTGATGCCCATTTCTTAATCCATCTCTCTTTAACAGCATTGATGATACAGGCACTGTCTGAGTATAAATGGATTTTTGTGTATCCAAGACTTATTGCAAGCTTAATTCCTTCTATTGCTGCCTTTAGCTCCATCCTGTTATTTGTTGTATCTGGGTCAAACCCTGCAATTTCTTGCGGCCCTTCTTCAAGCAATAGTACTGCCGCCCAACCACCAGGCCCAGGGTTACCACTGCAGGCACCATCAGTGTATATTCTTAAAATAGGCATGTCCACACCTCACTATTTTTTAAAATTTATCCCCTTAACTAAGTACCCATATAAAGCTAAAATAGCCTTTGCCATAGCCTCAAATAATGTTTTTGAGTAAACTGTTGTGACCCAAGCATGAGTCTTGCTATCCTTTATCATAACTACCCAGCTGTTATCACCTGCAGGCTGGATATAAGCTATCCGAGCATCATACTTTTCAACTATCTTTTCATAAAGCTTCTCTAGCACACTAATTGTTATTTTCTCAATATCCTGGCTATACTTTTCAAGCCATTTTGTCTTGGATAAAGCTAGCTTAATTAAGGCAATATTCTCTGGAACTCGTGCATCGAGCATTACTATTTTTTCAATAGTTAGTTTTTGATTTGACACTTATTACCACCCTCCATATGTAGCATTAAAGCTAGCCCGGCTATTGCTGCAGGCTAGCTTTGGCTTACATAACCCAGACATGCTAATGATTAGATGTCCCAGTCATCGTCATCTTTTCCTTTACCCTTGTCTTTAGGCTTATCATCATCGCCCCAATCGTCATCTTCCTTGGGCTTTTCTTCGGCCTTGGCCTGGGCTTTGAGGATAGCAGCCACGAGAGCTTCCTTCTTCTCACTGCCTTCCATTTCCTTGAACTTCTTGGAACTGACAATATCAAGCTCCATTTCCTTGGCTATGGCCATCAGTTCTTTCGGGGCCATTTTGTTTAAACCAGCCTTAGTCAGCTTAGCCGGCTTGTCTTTTTCTTTACCTTTGTCCTTGGGCTTATCTTCGCCATCACCATCATCGCCGCCGCCATCTCCATCATCACCGGCATCTGGGGCATCACCTTTGAGAACTGATTCAAGCTTACGGGCTGTGCAATATTCCGGAAGTGCGTTAAGAAGCTTGAGTAAACTGTCTACGTCACCGGCTGTTGCTGCTGCAACTGTTGCTGTGAATACAGGGAACCTTCTTCCAATATCAATAATATCTGCTACATTACCGGATTTAACTGCCTCTGCAGCCTCTCCTGCTTTCCAATTTTTAGCCATGTTAAAATGACCTCCTCTAATTTTTAATTTAATTTTAAAACCTTGTCCGATTCAAACCCAACTTTCACTTTGAAGGTTCTTCCGGGCGGTTTATTTAACTAATGCTATTATAACAAATCCACGAGAAATGTAAACACTTTTTTTAAAAAATATTTGATAACTTGACTAATTTACATTTTTAATGGTTCTGAAATATAACTACGATTCATCAGGCTTGTCGCCGTTAAACAATAATTAATTTATTGAATAACTAATTATGACTTGTTGGAGTGTCAATCATCTTAGGTAAAACTTCTTCATAGTGCATGATGCAAAATATATTCCAGGCTGCAGCCGCCAAGTGGTCTTCATCTCTGTTACCTGCAATCCATTGGAATAAGTGCCTTACTGCACTGCTAAACATCCTAGAGGCAGGAATTCCTTTTTCCCAGTTTCTGTCTGAATATTTCTTAGACCCTTTTTCATAAAGTATTGCAAGTCTTTTTAGTGCGTGAGGGGTAATTAGGTCATATCGTCCTCGTTCATCCTGCGGTTCCCTTTGAGCCCCTGTTTCCATCTCTTCCCTTTTTCCACTGTCACTAAGCATATTTGCACCTACTCACTTTCCATAGTAACTTTGACCTTAGATAGCTACAGGGATATTCTTGATGTGGGCCCCATGGCTGTAATTTACTAAAGCAAAGTCATCAACTGTAAACGAATAAAAGTCTACTACGCATGGGTTAATTACAAGCCTCGGGGCTCTGAATGAAGTCCTTTGAATAAGTTCTTCTACCAAAGGTATGTGTCTGTCATATATGTGAGCATCGGCAATAACATGAACTAGCTCGCCTGGCTTAAGCCCGCTAACTTGTGCAAACATATGAAGTAGGATTGCATATTGGGCAACATTCCATCCATTTGCAACCAAGACATCCTGAGAGCGTTGATTTAAGATCATGTTGAGCTTTCTTCCTGTGACGTTGAAAGTTACTCCGTAGGCACAAGGGTAGAGGTTCATTTCATTTAGGTCATCATGATTGTATAGGTTAGTAATAATCCTTCTGCTATAAGGGTTCTCTTTCAAATCAAAAAGAGCTCTATCAACCTGGTCCATACAACCTTCTTTATAATTGTGCTTTACCCCTAGTTGATAGCCGTAGGCTTTTCCTATTGAACCATCTTCATCTGCCCAACTGTCCCAGATATGACTATCGAGGTCTTTAACATTATTTGACTTCTTCTGCCATATCCAAAGTAGCTCATCAATAGAAGCCTTTAGATTAATTGGCCTTAGTGTTAAGATCGGGAACTCCTTTGACAAATCATACTTGTTAACAACAGCAAATTGCTTGATTGTATGTGCAGGTGTTCCATCATCCCACTTAGCTCTTACTGTTTCACCCTCAGAAGATATTCCATTCTCAAGAATGTCTTTGCACATGGCGTTAAAAATACCATCAGCTATACTCAATACTATTCCTCTCCTTCAACCTCTATGGTGGCTTTGAATGCAACCTTAAGGATTTCATTGACCAAACCATTGAGATTGTCAGCCTCAACATAATCAAGCGATGAGTTGAACTTAATTACAGCTTCACCATCACCATCTATTTTAATTTCCTTAAGCTTAAACATTCCCAGCTTCTTGGGTTTTTCTTCACCAATCTTTGTAACTATGTTGATATTTTCATTTAATAGTTGAACCAATCTGATGTAGTTTACTAGCTCATCATACTTAAACTTAAAAGAAATATCAACCGATGAATTGGGCTTGATGTTGTGCCCGTTGTACGAACAAATAGACTTTATTACTACTTCCTTTTGCTTTCCTTCACTGTCTTTTGCCATTCTTCCCTCTCCTTCTGTTTTGAATCCCAAAACTTATCTCGTTTCTTACCCCCAGATTGTATAGTTTTCTTTTGGCTATCTGGGCTTGTTTCGGGTGTACTATCAATAATTAATTGGCTTGCTGGTTTTTCACAAACACCACATTCAATATGCTTAGCTATTATAGGGATGTCCATGGGTCTTGATAATATAAAAATATCGTTTGACTCCAGGAACTGAACAACGAAAATAGGTACCTTATGCGCTGTGCTTGCATGGTACTCAAGCTTTTCTATGTCCAGCAAAGATACTTTAATGCTTTGTGCATCTGTGCTTTTAAGCTGAGATATGATGTGTTCATTTTGGCCATCTTCCTTTTCAATTCACCCTGAGCCTGAGCCCTTCGTGGGTTTAAGCCCTAAACTAACCATTACTTCTTTTTCGTTCTTAAAGTAAAACTTACCAGTTCTTTTGGCCACTATTTCCAACCCCCATATTTCTTTGCTATATATTGTGCTTGTTGCTCAAGATATAGCTTGTCCGCAGTGTTTAAGCTGTTGTACAAGTGGAACCCAGTGCTTCCATCAAACCCTTCAAAGCAGTAGAAATACTTCGTTTGCTTGAAGTCCTCAGGGTATTTGGCTACCCCTTTAACAAGCTGGTTACAATTATTATCAAACATACTATCAGGGACTATGTTAGTGTCATAGACATAGTAAATAATGCTATGAACTATTATCCACCGTTCAAGCATCTGAAGCTTTGTTTTTGGTGTCCAATATGGGTTCCTAAACTTCATTTACTAGCACCGCCTTGCTTCCCTTCAAAAGCATCCCAAGAACGAAGGCATGACCCATTTTCCTAAAAGGGGTGTTGATAACATCATTAATTGTCATACCAAGTTTCTTAAAGTCGTAGCCGTCAAAGTCAACAAGAGTTACTTCTCCTTCTTTTTCATAAAGGGCTTTGAGTTGGTAAAATGCATTTGTCTGTGCTACACTTTTTGCATATAGTGGTATGTATATTTTCTTTCTTGATTCAATGTAGCTCAATCTCTTACCATCCCAATATGAAAATAAAGGCTTAACACCTTTTCCCATTGGGTACCTGTGAGCATATGAGTCACACCACCCTTTTATTGCCCACCCAAGATACGCATCAATAATATCTCCACCTTTGTCAACAAACTGTGGGTATACTTTAGAAAATTGCCAAGCATTCTCTACATTTTTTGAAGTATACCCATCATATAGTTGAACTGGCCCGACAAAAAAAGGAGATAACCCTCTACCCCAGCCCTTGCTATGTAATGTAGTGTCTATTACATTTTTATATTTTGATGGATTGTCCCTCTTGCCTATGATGTTAACAACACCCATACCTTAGCACCACCATATATCTGAGATTAACTAGGATAAGCAACGGCAATACTTTTGCTTAACATACATAAAAACCCTCCTAGTGGAGGGCTAAATTGATGTGATTAACATTTTAGAGCAAGCATTGGGTCATGACATAAAAAGCATCTTTCTTTCTTGATTCACCTACCCTAATGTTGTTCCTTTTACTAAACTTAAAGATTTCACCATTTCTTTGTGAAGTTCCATTTTTAAACATAACATGAATTTGGGCTTTTGTCACCTTAATCACTTCGTGTCCAGCCCCTAGGTATAAGTCACCACCAAACTCTCTAAACTTAAATATAGAAACTTTATCACCGACCACCAAGTCTTTCATCTTGAATTCTCCTCTCAAGAGCTATTTGTTTGATTAAGTATATTATATCAGGACCACGAGAAAAGTACATCTTTTTTAAAAAAATATTAGCTTTGATTCTGGGCTTGAACATATATTCTTATTAGTAGTTAATTTGCTATCAACCTGACCAATCCTGGTAACATTCAAGGCCATTAGATTAACAAAGTAAAAAAGGGCCCTTAGGCTCCCCTTTTTACATCTGCTAATGCTATGCCATATTTGCTAAAGTCTGAACTGAATGTGTTGATTGTGTCCTTGTCAAACCCTTTCATAACTGCTATGGTGATGATGTCCTTGAGGGTTAGCTTGCCTTCCAGTTTTACCACCGATATTATGCATCTGTAGCTGAATGTTGCCCTGATTCCTTTTTCTTTTGCTTGCTTCCTTAGACCTCTTACGAAGGATACTAGCTCTTTGTTTCCCTTTGACAGAGCCATTTCAATCTTTTCACTGTAGTCAAATTCTATAAGGACGAATCTATCAAGTGTTGCTTGGTCCAGTTGGAGTCTGCCTGTGTAGCTTTCATCTGCCCCACTACCTACTGTGTTCCCGGCTGCCACTACCCTGAAATCTTTGTGGGCTGTTACCTTGCCATTTGGGAATTCGAAGTACTTATTGGCTAGAGCTGCGTTTAGGAGAACCAGTACTTCTGGGATACTTGCATCCATTTCATCTAGGAAGAATAAGCCACCTTTTGTAAATGCCTTGTAAAACTCTGTTTCGTGGAATGTACCCCCTGCATCTATGAACCCTGTGATTTTGTACTCCTGCTGAACTGAGTTGGTGAAGAAGAATTCTAACCCCAATGTCTCTGCTATTTGCTGAAGTGTGTGGTTTTTGCCTGAGCCAGCCGGACCGTATAAGTAAACCGGTATGTCAGCTGATACACATGTTAGGATTTGCTTGTATTTTTCATGCCTTACTTCCCCATCCTCAACCACTACTATCGGCTTGGCCTCAGGAACTACTGGTTCTTCCTTGGGTTGTTCTTCTTCAACCTCAACCTTGGATTCGCTCTTTTTGGCCTTGATTGCTTCCTCAATTGATTTGTAGTTTCCTACCCATTGGATATCGTATCCATGTGCCGGTGAGGAGCTATCCCATTTGAAGCTGTAAATGTCTGTGTCCAGATTGACTAAAGTTCTTCCAGCAAAGTCCCCGGTCTTTCTATCGTAGCACTTACGTTTTCTGATTTGACCATTTGATAGTGTTATGAAGCAGAACCCCTCAAACTTCCAGGACTTTTCGATTTCTTGAATCTTTGCTGTTTTGCTAATTGTCATATTGTTTTCCTCCTTCTCATCTTGAGAACTAATTTTGTGTTGCTATGTAGTTGTTCCTGCCTGATGTTTCTATTATATCAAATCTACGAAGATTGTAAACCCTTTTTTGAAAAATCTTTAAACAAAAATAAAGGGGTTGTTAGCCCCTTTTCAACCTTGGTTTATACAAATTTCTTTATAATATCATCAATGTTTGGGATAAAGTTGGGTAGAAGTATTTCATCCTTGCCCATGTACTTCTTTAAGGCTTTTACTTCCATAGGGCTTCCGTACCCCATTGTGAAGCTTGGGTTGGTGATTATGGATGTAACCTCTAGCCATTTGAAAGCTAGCCTTCTTAACATGCTAGGGTGTGCCAAAGGGAATGCCATTTTTGAGATGTTCAATCTTTCACCAGCATTCTTAATTCTTACTGTGAGGATTGCCCTTTCCCTTCCTTCTTCGTGGCTATCAATAATGTTTAGATTAACCCTTGTTCCTGCTGCCTCAATCTCCCTTATTATCAAGAAAGCTTTAACGCTTTCATCAATGATTTCCTCTGCTGTAGTATATGCTGAATAAGTGATATACTTGTTAATTGTGATTACTTTTTGCTTCTTAACCACTGGCTTTCTGTTTATCATGCTTGTGGGAACCCCTTGCAAGTACCTAGGTACCGAGCAATTCCCACCAACCACGTCATACGAGGGTCTTTGCGATTTCTTGCTATCAAGGCATTTTATTCTGGCCTGGAGCTTTCCTTCAATCGTTTGTGACCCTTTGTTCCAACCATTCTTAAGTAGCTCAACTGCCTGTTCAAAGCTATCTGTTCCTGTGAACTTCTTGTATGTACTAGTTGTGTTCATTGAAGATAAATCCCTTACATCTTTGAAAACACTGTTTAGCGGAGTTTCTTTAGCGAACATATAAAGCTCACTTAAGCTATCAAAGTGTTGAATCTTTTCACCTGGCGCATGCTGTGTTATTTTCATGAAACCTCTCCTCTCAAGAACTATGATTGATTTGCCTTACAATATCTATTATATCAAGTCTACGACAGATGTAAATACTTTTTTACAAAAAATATGCCACCTATAGAAGTGGCTTGGGGAGGCGTGTAATGAACTTACCGTATCCGTCATTGCATTTTATCAAATTAAGGCTGTGATACCGTTGTAGCTTTAGTACGTCTTCTTCAGTGTATGGGTATAATTCACTCTTTAATTCGTCATAGTTCTTTTTATCACACCCACTGATTAACATATATGAAGCGTTTGCCGACCTTAGCTCCTCACGAATAATCTTTATTTGGTTGAGGTAGTGACAGCTAATGATGGGCTTTATGTTGAACTTAGGGAGCTGGCTTAACTTCTTTGTAAGGAACTTTTCAGCACTGTTGACCTGGTATAGCTCGTCGATTAGCATGTTAACCTTGACCATTTTCTCCCGGTCTTTTACTTGCTCCTCACGTATTTGAAGTGAAAGCCAGATTTTAGTTAACCAATATGTCACATAAACATCTTTTTCATTGTCAGTAAGGAACATCCTTTGGGGCATCTTAATGATGATTAGCTGATTCTTTTGGATTTCATTCACTAAGCTAATGTTACCCTTAGCTCCTTTTTTAAGCATTAACTCCAGGTAAGCATTAACCTTAAGCTTTTGTAGCCGGTCAATTGCCCCTGTGATAAGATGTAACCTTGTTCCTATTATAGCGCCTTTTTCTATGGCATCAAGTTCGTTAAGGTATTCTATATATTCAATCATGTTTTCTTTCTGAGAACTAGGTACCTTTTTGATAAACTCATGCCTGGTGTTGTGGTTCATCAGTACTGAGAATACGTCTTTTATGCTTCCATTTTGGAGGAATACCGTTAATGATGCTGCCTCAAAGTACCTCCCCATCCTAGCCGTAAAGTTGGCATCGTCTGAATTGATGCTATCGACTAAATACATTAAAAGGGCCGTTTGCTCTTTGGCATTCTTGTACTGAATAAATGGGTTGTTGCTAAAAGGAACTTCGTTGTACCCAAGCCCCTGTAGCGTATCCCAATTGTCACAGTTTATTTCAAGCACTTTACTTTTATCAATCTTTGATGCTATTTCCAGGCTAAGCTGGCAACTGCCGATATAGTCTGGGATTATTACACATTCACCTTCATCAATAGCATTTTTAGCTATATTTGCAAGGAACTTTGACTTACCTGCCCGGTTGGGCCCAATTAAGATTAAGCTTAACATCCGATAGTCAAAGTCTGTGCTGAGGTAAGCTAATTGCTTGTTGCCCCTAAAAGTATTTTCACCCAAACACATGATGCCATATTGGAGGTCTGTAGGAACCTGTGTCTCTTGTGTTTCTACTTTTTCAATATTGTACTTTTCAAGGATTTCCCTTCCTGGTAGTGTGATAAAGTTTGAGCATTCCAACGT